GGTAGAGGTTCAACAGTAACAGCAACAGGCGGTGGTGGTACTTTAGAAACTGCTTTAACTTTAGCATTAAGCACTAATTACACAGTAACAGTCGGTGCAGGTGGCAGTGGTGGTACTGGCGATACACAAGCAGGTTCAGATGGTAACAATTCAGTTTTCTCAACAATAACATCAACTGGTGGCGGTGGCGGTGGTACTGGTAATTTAAATAATGCTTTAGGTAGAAATGGTGGCTCTGGCGGCGGTGGCGGTGGTAACAATTATATAGCTGGTACACACGCAGGCGGCACAGGTACTACTAATCAAGGTTATGCAGGTGGTCAAGGTGATGCTGATGTAACTGCTTTGCCTGGTGGTGGTGGTGGCGGTGCAGGTGGAACAGGCGCTAACGCAAGCAGTAATCAAGGTGGTAATGGCGGCGGTGGTGTAGCAACATCTATTACTGGTAGTTCTGTTACTTATGCAGGTGGTGGTGGTGGCGGAACAGCCAATATTGGAACTGCTGGTAGCGGTGGTGCAGGCGGTGGTGGTGCAGGTGGCACAACAGGTAATGGAACAAATGGCACAGATAATTTAGGTGGCGGTGGCGGTGGCGCTGGCGGTGCAGTAGTTAGTGGTGGTAATGGTGGCTCAGGAGTAGTTATATTAAAATATGCCGATAGTCGCACCATTACAATAGGCGCAGGTTTAACTGGTAGCACAGCAAGTGCAGGTGGTTTTACAGTCGCCACAATAACAGCTGGTACTGGGAATGTGAGTTGGGCATAATGGCACACTACGCATTTTTAGATAATAATGTAGTTACTGAGGTGATTACAGGTATTGATGAAACAGAAACTATTGAAGGATTAGACACTGAAACTTGGTATGGCAATACACGAGATCAAGTATGTAAGCGCACTTCATACAATAATAGAATTAGAAAACAATACGCAGGTATTGGATACACCTATAACGCAGATGCAGATGTATTTATTGCACCACAGCCTTTTGCATCATGGTCATTAGATAATAACTTTGATTGGCAAGCACCTACGCCAAAACCAGAAGGCATAGATTGGTATTGGGATGAAGCATCTTTAGCCTGGATAGAAAATGATTAAACCTTGGCTTTGTGCAGCTGGTACACAGTTAAGAGATCAAATTGATACCTGGTACCCAGATCGTCGCTCTACCTCTGATGGGTGGTTGGGTGATGCTCGTCATTCCGCCAGAAAATCGGATCATAATCCAGATGCAGGATGTGTCAGAGCCATTGATGTGGATTCTCGCTTGGGTTCATCCGAAGGGCTCTCAGTATATTTGGCTGACCAAATCAGAATCTGTGCGAAAACCGATAAGCGCATATCTTACGTAATTCATAATGGCATGATCGCTAGCAAAATACTTAATTACAAATGGCGTAAGTACAGAGGTTTTAACAAGCACACAAAACACATACATATTAGCTTTACAAAGTTAGGCGATAAAGATAGCAAGCCGTTTGATATACCACTACTAGGGGGTAACTTATGAAGATCAGCAAAAAACAAAAAGCAATACTTAAATCCTACGCACGTGGAGTATTGGTATCGTTGTTATCATTCTTAGCCAGTAATGAGTTAGGACTAGACCCAGCACTGTCTGTAGTAATTGCAGCATTAGCAGGGCCAGCAGCTAGGGCTTTAGACAAATCCGATGTTATCGGTACTTATGAAAAATGAGTCCAGAACAGTGGGCTGGCTTTATAGCTGGCGGTTGCGCCGTGCTAACAAGCGTGCTAATAGGATTACGTTTTTTAGTTAAAGGCTGGCTAAACGAATTACGTCCTAATGGTGGCTCAAGCATGAAGGATCAGTTAACAAGATTAGAGCAGCGTGTCGATGATCTTTATTCTTTAATAGTTAAGCGACAATAGTAGTATGGCTGACACAAGACGTAAACGAAAGAAGATCAATAGGCGTGTGGTGCGTAAATCACCTGAGCCATTGACTAAATTAGAAGTGTTTTATATAGCCAAACATGAAATGTTTAGAGCTGCACGCAAAGCTGGATTTACAGAAAGCGTTGCACTCTATTTAATGGATAGCCCATCCTCTATGCCCGACTGGGTAGTAGGCGAAGACGGCATTATCCCAAGTATTCCTACTCCAGACGAGGATGAAGATTAAGCGCATAGCGTTTGTGTCTGACCTGCAAGTACCTTTTTTTAGTGAAGCTAGTGTTAAATCCGTAGGGCGTTTTCTAGGTAAATGGAAACCTCATCGGACTATTTGTATTGGTGATGAAATTGATTTGCCACAGCTTGGCGGTTTTAACGCTGGCACTATTGATGAAATGGTCGGTAACATCAATGATGATAGGACACAGACACAAGAAGTATTAAGTTACTTGGGAGTAACAGACGTACTAGGGAGTAATCATGGAATTAGACTTTACAGATCAATTAAAAAAAGACTTCCCTCATTCCTCAATTTACCCGAAATGCAGTATGAACGTTTTATGGGATATGATAAATTGCAGATCAAATTCCACCCTTACGGACTTGACTGGGCGCCAGGATGGACAGCCGTTCATGGTGACGCTTTCCCTCTTAGCCAAATTCCTGGACAAACGGCCTTAAATGGGGCTAGGAGGCTAGGAAAAAGCGTAGTGTGTGGGCATACCCATAGATTAGGCTCAGCGGCCTTTACAGAGGCTTCTAGAGGCCAATTAGGGCGTACTGTATGGGGCTATGAAGTCGGCAATTTGGTCGATCTAAGTAGTTCAGGCATGGCGTATACTAGAGGCTATGCAAACTGGCAGCAAGGCTTTGCCGTTGCCTACGTTCACGAGCGTAAAGTGTCGGTTATCACAGTACCGATTAACTCAGACGGTAGCTTCATTTTTGAGGGTAAACTCTACAAATAACGTTATCAAATCGTTATTAAAAATAACTAACAAATCATCTACAAAGTCGTACACACATGTCACACTATTGCTATGCCACAAATTGTGGTATGGAAAGTAGGGCTACATGATAGAGACAACAGCACCCTGGCTAGTGCTTTATAGCATCCTGGGTTATTTAATTGGTTGGTACGTAATAACAAAAATAATGAATCAAGCTTTTAATCGCGGGTATTGGTCAGGCAGATCAGCTGGTTGGCGAGCAGCTAATGAACATTATGAAAAAGTTCGTAAACTAAAATATGAGTCAGTGTTTGATTATGACAAGCAGAACTGAGCTCTTAGATGAATGCGCAGCAATCTTATCCGCAAGAGGGTCTGTTTACGGAAGCAGTCGAAGCAATCACGAGCGGATCAGCGAACTGTGGTCTGCTTACTATGGAAGTTACATATCGCCGATGCAAGTCAGTCTCATGCAGCTGCTTGTCAAAGTGTCAAGGCTCTCAGAAACTCCAAATCACAAAGATAGTGTTAAAGACATTATTGGTTACGCAGTCATATACCAAGAGCTGCACGATCAATACGAGAATGATTTCGGAGTAAATGATGGCATTTAACTTAGATGATTACACCACGGTGCAAGAAAGATCAAATATATTCTGGGAAAGGTACCCAAATGGAGCAGTACGAACGAGGATTGTCTCGGAGTCAGACACTAGAGTCATTGTTGTTTGTGAATTATTTAGGGACAACGCTGACGAAAAACCATTCGCAACAGGTGAGGCAAAAGAAGTCATATCAGATCGTGGGGTTAATCGTGACTTTGCGCTTGAAAATTGTGCGACTTCGGCTCGAGGAGTTGCTTTTAAAGTGGCTAATATCGGTACTGAAAAGAATGGACCTAGTAGAGAAGAGATGGTTAGAGTCAAAGAAAAACAAGCTGTAACACAAAGCTTCTCAGTAGATCGCACAGATCCGTTGCCTATCAGTAATGAAGACTGGGTTAAAGCTGCAACAGTGACACCACCTAAAGCACCACCAGCTTGTTGCGCTAAGGGTAATAACTTAGTAACAGGAGTATCTAAGACCAACGGGAAACCGTACTACGGGTACTTGTGTTTAGATCGTATCAAAGAGCATGCAATTTGGGCCAAGCAAGATTCTACTGGCGCTTGGTTCTTTCCACAAGGAAAGGAGGAATAGTGGGTTTTATTGAGATTAGGAATGGTTCAGGCTTTACATTACGCATGGAAAATGATAACGAAAGCCTAAACCTTAGTGCCGATATATGTGTATCGTGTAATGATGACAGATTATTACATGATGGTCAGTATTTGGTATGTACTCAGTGTCATTGCAGACAATAAGGAAGGGGATTTTATCACATGTACACAAAGTTTAAGTGTAATGGCTGTGATCGTAAAACCGAGTTCTTATGGCTTGAGCAGTTAGATACGCCCGAAGGATTTAAGGCATATCAGTGCATGAGCTGCGGCTGTGTGGGAGTAAAAAACATCGCAGAAGCATTACATATACCCGACAGTAACATAGACCGATGTGCGCAGTGTGGTGGCTGGCAATTCCTAGGTACTGGCTGCCACACTTGTGCATTGATAGGGGCTCAGTAATGCCTACCTATGAATACAGCTGTGCTGAATGTGGCACCTATGGATCTACTAGCAGCTCTTTTGCAGATAATCTACCTATCATGGAATGCCCTAAATGCATGACAATTATGAATCGACTTTACTCAGCACCTGGCATTGTCTTTAAGGGTAATGGGTGGGGTAGTAAACCATGAGTGAGGCTGGCTACGATGAGACTTGGATGGAGCTTGATGATTTCAAAATTTGCACATTGGTCCAAATCCTTGCGTGATTTGACATGCCATGCTACCCTAAAGAAGCGTTTGATCTTAAATCGAAAAGCTGAGTCGCCAGGGGCAAGACTCGGAAGGCGCAGAGTTTGGGCGACCTTTATGCTAATTGCATTTATCAGTTGCTTTTTAAAAGATTATTCCGTTGCATTAGATAAGACAAATCATTATCGTCAATGGGCATTTATACAGCTTAATGATATAGATCAGTTCTACTGCTTAGATGAGTTAAACTACAAAGAATCTAGATGGAATCCTAAAGCTAAGAACGGTAGTCATTACGGTATACCACAAGGTAGATCTAAATACTTAGCAAGAGTAGATGGATATAAACAAATAGAATGGCAATTAAAATACATAGAGGCACGCTATATTAATCCTTGTAATGCATTAGCACACCATAAGATAAAGGGTTGGTATTGAACAAGAAAGCTGAGATAGGTAGCAAGAAGTGGAAAGATTTAAGATTATCCGTGTTAGCTCGTGATGGCTATATTTGTTATTTATGCTCAAGCGATGCCGATCAAGTAGACCACATATTCCCACGTTCTAAAGGCGGTAGCACCTTCGATCAGTTTAACTGTGCTGCAATCTGTAGGCGCTGTAACCTGGCTAAAGGGGGTCGTTTTTTTAATA